CGGCACATTAAAGGTTAAAAACGGCACGCCCATAGCCACGCACATAGCAAACTGCAACGCCAATATTGATTTGCCTACGTTGGATTGGCCTGAGATGCTAGACGTGCCATTTTCTAAAAGTATTTCATCACAAATCTGCACTACCTCACGTTGTAGCTCATTTACAAATGATTCTGGGTCATACTCCACCAGACCGCCAAAGTCCTGTGCAGCTGCGCCATATACAGGCAAGCGATCGATTAAGCTATACAAGTCATTGGCCGTGTACCCATCTACAAAGTAGTCTGTAAGGTCGTACTTATCGCGCTTCCCGGTCCATTTTAATATTTTAATACGCCGGGATTTATTCTGTTTATATAGCGCCTTCGCCACTTTTACTGCCCCAGCTTCTCCAACTTCATCATTGTCATAGCAAATAACAATATTTGTAAACTCCTCCAGTACTGCAATATTGCGGGGCAGTGCGCCAGCACCCGAGGTAAATGATATGGCTGGCGCACCGTTTGCGTTCGCTGTGATGGCGTCTTTTTCACCCTCACAGAGGAGCAGCGTGCTAGTTGTTTGTAGTTGTGGTAGCACGCCAATAGGATAAATTGCGCATTCTTTCTGGCCGTACTGCGGACCCTTATGATGTTTATAATGATTTTCGCTAATCTCAAAAACCAGCTGCACGGTTTCATTTTTATTTAATGCACCTACACCATATATCTCATCTTTTGCAGCCTCTGGCCAAGGTAGTTGAAGATCACCTACCACTCTTTTAAAATGCTCTAAAAAACTGGACCTAGCTTTATCAAAATCAGCATCCTTACGCGCTTTATCACCTATCACAAACAGCGGTGTACGCGTATTTACTAAAGCAACTGGATCTTCAATACCGTTAAAAACTTTATCTTTGAATGGCCACTTTTTTTTACAGCGATAACATTTTGCAAACTCCACATAGATTGCAACAGAAAAGTCGTTAGTTTCGCAGATAGGACAACGCGCACGATTCCCAGCGGAATTCGTGTGCGGAAACTCCGCCCTCAAATCTGATTTTTTAGATTATGGAGTGCTAATATTGCATCAAATATTTTTACACCAGCTTCAATCTTTTTTCTGTCAATCTTATGCTGGTGAAATTTTATCTCCTCTTTATCAAAACGCAACACCATGCCGTAAGCAAAGTGTCTCCCCTCTTTTGCCCTTTCTAATAAGTCAATGTACTTAGCAATTTGAATTTTATGCTCTTTATATAAATACTTACTCGTTTTCCAATCAATCACTACCAAGTCGTCCCCAACTTTACCTACGCAATCAATCGTACCACCTATACGCTGTTCCTCATCTACAACAACCATTTCACTAGCTAACGGTTTAAATTTTACCTTATTGGCCCACTCTAGATACCCACCAAAGCAAACCAGTGCTTTTTCGGTCTGATTACGCGTAAAATCGCCTGTATCGACATCAAAACCTCTTTGATGACCCTCAATTAATAAATGCAGTAACGTGCCTATATCACCCGCTTCTTTTAATACTGCATCTGCATCCTTACCGATCATTGTCTGGCGCTTTGCCCAGCTAATCAATGCCTGTTTATTCCAACCTAAGTGTTGGCCTATCAGCGTAGTAACGCTTGGTGCTTTTGTGCCATCCTGTAAAATGTATTTTTGCCCATGCAAATCTAATTTCCCCATGTTGTCCTCTATATTAAATTGTTAAAAAATCTAGCGATCGCATCTTTCACTACAGTAAAAATCAACGCAAACACAAACGTACCTAGACTTAAAAAGAAAAATGAAACTGATAAAACCAAAGTGTTAATACACCATTCTGCTACGTCAATTAGAAACATCGTCTAACCTCTTATTTATTTTGTTTATTTTGTGATCTATGGCCAGCAACATGATGCAGACCTTTCTAAAGTTTTTGTAGATATACCACTTGTTTAAAAAGTAAAATATCAAACCAAACACCACGATAAAACATGTGGTCCACACACCAGCTGCAATCGCGTGATCTGCTACCGTTTCTAAATAATATTTAGTCATTTTTGCACCTCGGACATGTCTTTAGCTCTTTACCTAACCTTGGTATGTTACCCGGTGGATATATATTGTGGTCCCTTATATAAAAGCGTGGATTTACTTTCTCCCACGTACAGCGACACTTATCGCACGCTTTAATTTCTTTATCCACTATGATTTTTCTTCCCCGATTTTCTACTTGTAGCATTGATTACCTCTTTTATTTTACTTGTTATATCTTTTTCATTCCCCTGTGCATCTATATATGCACCAAAAAACACACTGCTATTTTTTCTACGCTTCATAAAATCCCGCATCTTATCGCAAAGATCTTTTAGCTCATACGCAGTGAACACGCAATCTTCCCATTCACCTTGATCATTATCGTAGTCTATGCTGCCAGCGTAATAGGGTGTCACGAGAACTCCGGAAACGTCGCATAGCTATAAAACCATTTACGATGTTTAATTTGATTGTTTTTACCCGTAGCTATAGCTAAAGTAAGATGATGGCTGTTATCATATGGCACGTACGCAATCATGTCTTTTGGCGCAAAATACACCGCTATAACATCCACTTTATTGGTATCTTTATATTTTGCAAGGTTGACTTCTATACTGGTACGTTTTTTCATCTCAGTAACGCACTTCACTTGCACACGTTGCATACCACCATTTTGCAGCTCTACAATAAGATCAATACCAGAATCCACGATTGGCAAATACACATTATATTTTTGCGATAGCAGATCTTTTTGAACGGCTATCTCGCCTATCTTGCCAGTATGAATGCTATGCATTGCGCCAGAATGTTTTTAGCGGCTTTAGCTGTGATGACTCTATGGTATACATATTGCCGTAGCCAGTGTCTTTTACATTTGATTCATGGATAAAATCTTCAGATGCTATACCACCAACAATTGTACAATGCGGCAAATCAATATGTACCAGTACATATATATCTGCGTCGTATACGCTTTTCTTTAATGATTGCTGTAAAAATCCGGGATTGTATGAAGTAGTTTTTACTTCTACTTTTTTACCCGCAACCATAAGGTCATAACCGTTATAATGTGGCCCTACTGTTAGGTCTGGGTAACGGTTAAAATATTTAGCAACAGCGATTTCACCCGCCATGCCAGTTATGTCACGATCAAGCTTCTTGGCTTGAGTATTCGTCCCATTTTTGTGGTTCTGTAGAAGGCGATCCGCTCCGCTCATGCATGCCATCGACAGCTCCGTCTGGTTTAGTGTTATTTTCATGTGGTTCTTTTTTTAAACTGGTGTATAAAATCATGTAATTGCAGACATCGATTGCTCTGGACATCACAGTTTCGTCACTAACTTGCACCCCGGTCTTTGCATCATTGCATATCGCATCAACATGCTTTAATACATACACCATTAATGCTTGTTCTGGAGTAATACCAAGACGATCTGCAACATGTTTAAAATTGTATAATACATCTATATCATGGTTAGATATAGTGTACTCAACGCGCTTTTTATCGCTAACGGACATAGCAAGATCAAAGAAATCTTCTCTATGCTTTTTAAAATCTTTACTGTTCATCATTCTTCTTAAAGTTTTTTGGGTTTTCAATAAATCGCAGCACTTCGTCTACTACATCCATCGCTATTTCGATGCGTTTCTCTTCACTTTTCACCTTGTGTTGTTTGAGCACCGTATCTACGCTGGTACTAACAATGTGAACTAAATTTGATTTTGCACTCATAAACTCTCCTAAATTTTGCGGGACCAAGGCTGCTACCACCTCAGCCGACCCTTGACCGTTTTTATTTACATTTCTGGTCCCGCTGTTTTGCACTGCGACATTGTCGGCATGTTTTGCTGGGAAGTCTACCAAACCACTAGTACTAGAGACATTTGTCATTCCCATCTCTATCTCCCCAGCATAATTTTTATTAATTATGAAACACATTTTTCTAATAGTCTCTTAAATGTGCTTTCCTGTAATATGTATACCCAGTGTCCACGATCCTGACGTGTAGCCACTAAATCACAATTTTTAAACTGTAAATACGCGGGTAGCTTTTTGCGTCGCTTTACTTGAATTTTTAATTGCAAGTCCTCTGCTACATCTGCCACAATATCAACATCACTTGCTTGCTGCATACTTCGGCCATCGCTACCCCAAGACCGCATAGCGGAGATGTCAAGACCCTCAAACAATTGAAGGACCTCAACCTCTCCGCGATAACCTTTCTTTGCGACGTTAATCAAAATGGCAATCCATCGTCTTCAATTGCTTCCGTAGCATACACTACACCATCATCTGAAAATAAATTCTCAGGCTTGTAGTTTGGC